ATTTTTTGATGAAGAGGCAACAAAAAAAGCAGACGCCGCTCTTGATGTTATAAACAAAATAAATAAAGATAGAGAAACACCAGCCAAATTTACTAGAGAGACTTTTGTACAAGAATTAAAAAAAGAATATCCCGACTTATTTAGAGATAGTTATTCTGCAAAAACAAGTAGACAAGTTTTAATAAATAGGTTGAAAGAAATACACCCTGAAATAGCTGATAGTCTTTTGGTGTCAGGACAAAAAAGTAAAAAGGGAGGAACTTTTGAAATTTCAGAAGGCATTAAAAGTGAAGGAAATGTTTTTGGAAACTTATTTTCAACAAAGTTTAAATCAGGAACAAATCCACAAACTTTACTAAGAGTAGATCCAGAGACAAGATTTTTTGATAATCTTAGAAGAACATCAAAACAATCAGCAGAAGATTTTTTTGAAACAGTTAAGCTTTCGGATATAGAAGAGGGTGGTAAATATTATAATGATTTTATAAGATTTAGAGAAATTGATAAAATAAGATTAGACGCCGTAAAAAATCTAAGACCTCTTTTAAAAAAAATATTTAGTAAAGTAACAGATAAACCTGAAAAAAGTGTAAAAGCAGGTTTACAGATAGCACATCGGTTTGAAGCAAAAGGTGTAGAAAAAGGATTTGCTTCTGATAAATATATGAAAGGAGCCGATCCGTCTGAATTGTATATTGATGTGTCTGAATATAATTCCGTTATTCAACCAGCGTTGGAACAACGTGCCAGAGTATTTTATAAAAAATATTTAGATGAGGGACTAGAGGAGGATTATCAAGAACTTTTAGAAATACATAATGATATGATAGCTTTAGGCGTTGAAGGACAGATAGCTCCTGGATTTAAAATTGGTGAGGCTATGCCTATAAATAATAAAATCAGACAAATAATGGATGACGCATTAGATGAGAANATTATAACAGAAGAAGAATATTTTGAAGGATACAGAATGGCAGAGAAAATTGGTGAAGCTAAAGAAAANTATAAACAAACNTTTGGGCCAGCTAAATTTAGTACAGGTGGTGTAGTNGAACAAAGACCCGCAGGTCCAGGCTTACCTGAAGACCTAGATATATTTCAAGATGACCTTCCNGAAGGATCATATGAAACAGCAAATCTTATGTTACCTTTCTTTAAATTATTTGGTAAAGCACCTGTTAACGAGGTTGCACCAATACCAACACCAAAAGACAAATTAGTAAATCCTACAAAAAAACAAAAAGAAAGTTTGGAGAGAGAAAAAGAAATAAGATCGCAAGAAGATATTTTTGATCCGACTCCAGATGAAAGAGTAGAGATTGGTACAGACAACCCTATTGAGGTTACACCATTAACAAACCAGCCAATGACGTCCGTATTCTATTCAGACATAGAGCGTGCGATGACAAACGCACCTGATCAGTTTGCAAACAAACAAGAGCTTCTTGATTTCTTAAACAAAAACAGAATTAAAAAATCCGAGGTCGACGATTATCGTATCAATGCCTTGTTACGATTATACGATGAGGGGATGCCAATACCTAAAGGTGATGTTCTTTCACAAGTTAGATCAGCACCGATCAGCGGTATGCGAGTACACGCAACAGGTCAGGGGTCCGAGATGATCAATCCAAATGGCGTGAGTAGAACACGATATACAGGATACGCTAAAGATGGTTTTATTCCTGAAACACAACGAGAAAGAATTTTATACTTAGATAGAAATAAATTACCTGGTGACTCAGGCGAATACCCAGATGCAATGTTTGGTGGAGAACAAATATTTCGTCATGAGTTTGGTATGCCTAATGAATCAGATACATACGTGATCGGTTGGACGCGGCTCACGGACCGTTATGGATTTGTACCGCCAAAGGTAGAAGGACCACAAACAAAAATAAATGTAAGTAAATTAACAAAAGAAAAAGCAAAAAATGAACGAAGTTTGCAAGGTTTATATGCTGAAGCAAGAAGTAAAATAGGACGATTAGCTAGTCAACGAGGAATGAGTCAAGGAGAAATTAGTGANATACTTTCTGATTTTGGNNNTGATANTCCNAAACTATCTNTCATAGCAAAATATGCTGATCANTTAGATGAGATAAGCCCAGGTCTGGTTAATCAAATGGATGAGCTTGTTGTTAAGAATAGAGATTTACAAGAACAGATAACCAAAGGATCAGGCGTTGATCCAGAAATTAGTGAGATACTTTCTGATTTTGGGGGTGATACTCCTAAACTATCTATCATAGCAAAATATGCTGATCAGTTAGATGAGATAAGCCCAGGTCTGGTTAATCAAATGGATGAGCTTGTTGTTAAGAATAGAGATTTACAAGAACAGATAACCAAAGGATCGGGCGTTGATCCGAGCGGCGTGGTTCGTGTCACGTTTGCCGATGAGATACAATCTGATTTATTACAAGCAGCAGCCATGCGTAAACAACAACTGACCGCGGCTCTGCGTAAGATACAAGAAGAAGGCAACACAACAAATCTACAAGGGCTTAATAGATTAGCCGAAGCAACAATGGATTTTTATGAAAAGAATAAATCTGTCTTTAGACCATTAAAGAAAACAGACGCAGAAGTAAATGTATTGGCACAGAGAGTAACAAAGATGGATGAAGAGGTAGATGAGATTGTTAATCAATATATTCAAACAAGAGAAGTAAGTGATGCGGATCTATCAAGACTATCAACTTTACTAAATGACAATCTAGATTCAATGATGAAAGAACTTATTGATATAGACTCCAATGCCATAGACGGATTATTTCCTGATCTACCCTTTAAGAATAGAGACGAGTGGGCAGATGCTTTAGTTAAAAAGGATTTATATGAACTAGCGTATAGAAAGTTTGTATTAAAAGATCCTGATGCGTCTTCCTATTATGCGGTGTCACCATCTCAATACGTTATTGACAGATATAGTTTTAAAGGAAATGCTGCAACATCTGCAGCCGATAGAGCGGCCGATAAACAACGACGCTTTGATGCTTTTAAAAGAAACGGCGAATTTAGAGACTCACAATACAAAGGTATTGGTATGGATGAGTTTTATGGTGGGCCTAACGCTGTTGATGAAAAAGGTAAACATTATACCTCTACACTAGAAAAGATTTTGAAGAAACAAGCACAGAGTAATAACTCAGAAATAATTACCATGCCTGTACAAGTAAAAAGTGGAAGAGGAGCTACTCAATATCGTGTTACTGATCAGAATGGTAACATGGTAGCAACATTAACCAATGAAGATCAAGCAAGACAACTGCTGGTATCAAATCCAAATTATAGAATTCAACCTATCTCCATACCTAACAAAAAAGACATGGAGCCAGTTTTTGCTATTAAAATTACCCCTGAGATGTTAGAACCATATAAAACACACAAAGCACAAGGTGGACTTGTTGAGCATATTGATATATTTGAGGTAGCATAATGGCCGTAGACAGAAGAATTACAGGGGAACCAACAGAACTTGAAACAGAATCTATTACGATAGAAACACCCGAAGATGAATTAAACGTAGAAAACATTGAAATGACAGAAGATGGAGGAGCCTTAGTTAATCCTCTACAAGAACCTTTGGACACAAGCTTTGATGCAAACTTAGCAGAATTTATGGATGAAGGTGATCTACAAGATATTTCTTCTGATTTAATTGGAGACTATAAAGAGGATAGTAGCTCAAGAGAAGAATGGTATGACGCTTATTCAAAAGGATTAAAACTTCTTGGATTTAAATATGAAGATAGATCACAACCTTTTCAAGGAGCAAGTGGTGTTACACATCCTTTGTTATCAGAAACCGTTACACAATTTCAAGCGCAAGCATACAAAGAATTACTACCAGCTAATGGACCTATAAGAACACAAATTATTGGTAAATCAGATACACAAAAAGAAGATCAAGCACAGCGCGTGCAGGACTTTATGAATTATCAAATTATGCATGTTATGGAAGACTTTGATCCTGATTTAGATCAAATGCTTTTTTATTTACCTTTATCAGGTTCTAGTTTTAAAAAAGTTTATTATGACTCAACAATGGGAAGAGCTGTATCAAAGTTTATCCCCAGTGAAGAATTAATTGTACCTTACACCGCAACTGATTTAGCAACAGCAGAACGTGTAACACATGTTTTAAAAAGAACAAAAAATGATATTCGTAAATTACAAGTACAGGGATTTTATCGTGATGTAGATTTAGAAGAATATGATGATCCTGATACAAATAATATTCAAGCTGAGATCAATAAAATGGATGGTGTAAAAGAAACAGGCACTGGATATAAAAATGATCAATACACTTTATTAGAAATGCATTGTGATTTGGACGTACCTGGATTTGAAGATCCTGATGAAATAAAACTTCCATACATTGTTACTATTGATGAAGGCTCTGGAAACATATTATCTATTTATAGAAACTATGATGAAAAGGATTCACTAAAGAAAAAGAAACAATATTTTGTTCACTACAAGTTTTTACCTGGCCTTGGTTTTTATGGTTACGGTCTTATTCACATGCTTGGTGGTTTATCAAGAACAGCTACGGCTGCACTTAGACAATTACTAGATGCAGGTACTTTAGCAAACTTACCAGCAGGATTCAAAGCTAGAGGGCTTCGTATCAAAGATGATGATTCACCAATACAACCAGGTGAGTTTAGAGATGTTGATGCACCTAGTGGAGACTTACGAGCAGGACTTATGCCTTTACCTTACAAGGGAGCAGATCAAACATTATTTCAATTATTAGGTTTTGTTGTAGCAGCAGGACAACGTTTTGCTTCTATTGCTGATCAAAAAATTGGTGACAGTGTAGCAGCAAATGCACCTGTAGGAACAACAATGGCTTTGATTGAAAGAGGATCTAGAGTCATGAGTGCAATACATAAAAGATTACACTATGCACAAAAAACAGAATTTAATTTACTAGCAAAAGTATTTAAAGATTTTTTACCACCTCAATATCCATATGAGGTAGGTAGTAATGCTGTTCCTAGTATTAAAACATCGGATTTTGATGATCGCATTGATATTATGCCTGTGTCTGATCCAAATATATTTTCTATGTCTCAACGTGTTACGTTGGCACAAACACAATTACAAATGGCACAGTCTGATCCAAAGTCACATAATATATATGAAGCATATAAAAGAATGTATCAATCACTTGGTGTTAAAGATATTGATGCTATTTTACCACCACCAAAAACACCAGCTCCAAAAGATCCTGGTTTAGAAAATTCTGATGCCTTACTAGGACAAAAATTAGTTCCTTTTAGAAATCAAGACCATCAAGCACATATTGATGCGCATAGAACTTTTATGTCATCCATGTTAGTTCGTAATAATCCTCAAGCAACTGTATTATTACAAGCACATGTTATGGAACATGTTTCATTATTAGCAAGAGAAGAGATTGAAGCTGAAAATCAACCTTTAATTGAACAAGAAGCAGCAAAATTTGGCGGGCAGCTTCCACCAGATCTTCAAGCACAGTTTCAAGAAGAGATTGAACGTCAAGTTGCTACTAAAGTTACTGAATATATTGAAGAAATGTTTGTTGAAGAGCAACAATCTATGGAAGGTCAGGGTCAAGACCCTCTTGTTGGATTAAAACAACAAGAATTACAGTTAAAAGCACAAGATATTCAACGAAAAGCACAAAATGATCAACAAAAACTTGATTTAGAGGGTGCAAAACTTGATCAAGGTGCAAAAATTGCTCAAGATAAGATAGATTCTAACGAAGATATTGCACAATTGCGTGCAAATGTTAATCTAGATAAACAGCAAATGAAAAATGATAACAGCAACAACTAAATTACAGGAATATCTTAACGAATTAATGAATTTTTCNGACACAGCAGTTACAAGTCAAGAAGAACANATACTTTTAGCGGGTGCAATGATGGGTGTAGCNAAAATGCTNTACCATAACAATCTTACCGAACAAGAGTACGATAAAATTATGGATCATAATGGAAGAGACTTGCTAAATCTTTTAAAACCAACTATACATTAGTAAATGTCAAAAAAATCTAAAACCAAGTTTGGTATGCTATCCGTTAAAGCAGGAATAGACAATAATCCTAATCCTACACAAGCTGATAGAATTGCAGGAGCTACAAAGAAAATGAGTAAAGGTGGTCTAGCGGGTAGACTAGCTAAACGTGGTTACGGAAAGGCAAAAAAATGAAAAAGAAAAGTGCAAAAATGACTACTGTATCGCAAAAAAACCCTTTTCCTAATATGAAAGTGGGCTCTGATGCTGCAATGACTTTTCCTGCTTTTGTTGTAAAAAACAACAAAGGTTCAGGTCCAAAGGGTCAAACTAGCAACATGCAAATTAAAAAAGTAGCATTTAAAGGCGTAAAATAGTATAATCCCCAACTTAACAAAGGAGGTTCTATGAACTTACTAAAAGATCTATGGGCACACATTAAAGAGTGGTCGGATTGGAAAATGAAGGACTGGATTAAAGCGGCTATTGTTG